CGCTGCCGGTGAAGTCAATAAAGACCGCTCTCCCTACGCCAGCAAAATGGCGATCCGCGATGTTCACGCGCGCCGCCTGGCTAATCTCGAATACCTCAAATCCTGCGAGCTGGAAAACAAAGTCACTGGCGAACGTATCGACCTCATCAGCAAGGTCATGGGGAGTATCTCAAACCCTGAAATACGTCGTATGGAACTGATGAACACTATCGCCGGGATTGAGCGCTACGCGGCCAGCGCCGGTGATGTGGGGATGTTTATCACCCTGACCACACCCTCGAAATATCATCCGACCCGACAGGTCGGTAAAGGCGAAAACAAAACGGTACAGCTTAATCACGGCTGGAACGAAAGCGCATTCACGCCAAAAGACGGCCAGCGCTACCTGTGCCGAATCTGGAGCCTTATGCGTACCGCTTTCAAGGATAACGATTTGGAAGTATACGGGATGCGTGTTGTCGAGCCGCATCACGACGGCACGCCACACTGGCACATGATGCTGTTTTGCAAACCCGGTCAGCGCAAAGCCATTAATGAAATTATGCGTCATTACGCCCTTAAAGAGGACGGAAACGAAAAGGGCGCAGCAAAACAGCGCTTTGAGTCACGTCATCTTAATCAGGGCGGCGCGGCGGGTTATATCGCTAAATACATTGCCAAAAATATCGACGGCTATGCGCTCGACGGCCAGCTCGATCACGACACCGGAAAACCTCTTAAAGATACGGCCGCCGCCGTTACCGCATGGGCGTCTACATGGCGCATCCCGCAGTTTAAACCAATTGGCCTCCCGACAATGGGCGCTTACCGCGAACTGCGCAAGTTGCCGCGTGGCGTGAGTATTGCCAGCGAATTTGACGACAGGGTCGAGGCCGCGCGAGCTGCTGCAGATGAGGGTGACTTTGAGCGGTACATCATCGCGCAGGGTGGGGCAAACGTTAAGCGTGACGCTCAGGCCGTTAGGGTCGCGCGTAAGGTGACGAATGAGGTCAACGAATACGAGGAAGATATCGAGAGAGTGGTCGGTATTTATGCCCCACACCTCGGGGCTCACCGTGTTCATGTTACCCGTACAGCCGAATGGCGCATCGTTCCAAAGGTTTTGGCCGTTGAGCCTTTGATTTTAAAAAGCGGCTCTGCCGCGCCTCGGAGTCCTGTCAATAACTGTGGAAAGCTCACCGACGGTGGTGATCCAGTTATGACCCCAACACAGTCTGAGCAGGCCGCAGCGGTGTTAAATCTGGTTGAGGGCGGAGTTATCGGCTGGAATGAACCAGACGTCGTGAAGGTACTTAACGGCGCGTTAAAAGCTGGCGCACCTCGCAAGAATCGTCAGCAAAAAAGCGTTGCACCGCTCAAAACCAGCGAGCAAGCGCCATCAGCGAGGATGACTAAACCCGAAAGGGATCACGTCGCAAAAATTCGTCACGATTTGACTCAGGAGGGCATTACTCCGGAACGGTGGGAACTCGAAGTGCTTGCGCGTGGGGCAACGGTTATCTTTGGTGATAAAAAGTTCAAATATGAAATCAAAGACGACTGGGTGGAATTTTTCCTTGTGAAAAATTTGAGTAAGTAATTAGGTGATTTTATGACAAATTGTATGTTCATTATCACCTTGCCGTGAAAGTATACAACATGGCCAGCACTTAAACTTGCTATCAGTTCTAGCAGAGATTGACAATCTTGTTTTTAAAAATTCAATTTTCACACGATTTAAAAAAAGCTAATGTAATTCATAATTGCATTAGCCATTGATCTCGGAAGTGTGGTTTTTGTCTATTTGTTTCTGAAGTTTATTATTTTTATTATCAACCATATAAAAAATATTGATGTCAAAAAATAAATTGCATCTTCATAGTTTTTTAATGCGCCATTTTTAATTGTGGTTGACAGCTTAAATGTTTCAAATAATGGCTTCACAATAACTGGTGATAATGATGTGGACGCAATCAGACCAAATGCCATTGTTATTTTATTATTTCCTTTCTCACTGCGATCTGCATCGATGAGTTTGATCACTTGCATCCTGGATTTTATAATTTCAATAACACTTTTTCGGGCGGTTTTTATATCCCCTGAATTTTGTGTTTTAAGGGCGAAATCTTGTATTTCACCGTATTTTCTTGAGAAAATCCTAAGCCATTCTTCAAATAAAAGTATGTCCTCTTGTATTTTTGCAAGGCCAAGGTGAGTTTTTTCATTTTCAATTTTATTTATTTTGGATTCATAGAAAAAGGAAATGTAATCTCTTAGCTCACTTTTAACCTGGTTGTCCCATTTTATATTTTCTTCTGTGTATTCTTTCTTAAAATACTCATTGCTAATCCCGCTGGAAAGTAAAGTTAGCGCTAAACCTTGCTCCGAGTAAAAGTTATAATCATCAAAGGCTCGATGGTCTATGTATTCCTTAGACTGTTTTTTGTTTGCTAAGAGATGGCTTTTCCCCAGCAATAAGAAAACTAATTCTTCGTTTTCCTTAGCATTTTCGGAAGCGCTGTCCTTTTGATTTTCATGCTCAAAAATATATACATTTGGTTTTCCTTGCCAAAAGTTGTAAAAATCAGAAGTATTGTTTCCAAAAAGAAAGTTCTTTAGTTTTGTCTTGTTTGTTGTATTAAATATTATAGCTATAAGGTATCTGGCAATATCGCTAAGATTATGTTGTATTTGCAGTGAGTTTGCATAGTCAACATATATTCCGGTTATTTTTGAACCATTAATTTCCATTTCTTTCGAGTTGTCCGTTAATAATTTCACGCTATTTTTTATGTGATTTTTTAGCTTATATCTATTGATTAATGACATTCCTGAATAATCAAGCAGTATTGATTGCACAGCGAACTCAACACTAGTGGTAATTGAATGGTTTAACTCAAACGGAAGGCTTAAGACGTTTTTAATAAAATCCTCTAAATCAATAGAACGTTCTTCAGCGTCAATAAATGTCACATGAGATATACCGTTTTTATATAATCGTATGATGGGGTAGATAAATAATTCAATATTGTTATTTTCAACGATAATGGGCTTTAGGCAACATATTATATTTTCGTAGTAATTATTGTTTAAAGCGTGGAAAAGTTTTTTCTCTGAAAGTCTTATGTTAATGCATTGACTTAAGGCATTGGCGGTAAGGGCGCAAGTGCCTGAGTTCTGGATTTTATCGAGTCCTATAACACTTACGCCGTTATCATTGTTTTCATACCTCAATTCTATTTTTGTTGAGGTTGGAATGGAGTTTGCAATATAACTGAAAGTGTTGCCCGGCGTTAGGATTGAAAGAAACAATCCAGTATTGATCAACTCGGTTCCAAATTTCTCGGTGTCTGTATACTCAGGCGATTGTGTTGTGTATGTATGCCAAATAGTGCCTCTATTAATTTGCATGTAATGTTCCATTAATATGATTAGGTGTATTTTCTTGGTAACTGTACTCGATAGTAACATTAGGCAAGGTATTAGTTAATGATAGCCAAGTTAACAGCAGTCCTAAGACTATGGGGCTGGCTAAGTGGTACTGCCTCATCGCGAAGCATTAGCTACGATGATGAAGTTATCAAATTAACGGAAACATTCAATAGGTTCTTAATGTGCCGTGAAAGATGACACACTGAGTTTCATCTTTCACGGCACACTAGATTATCACTCATCTTGCGCGGCCAATTGCATGATACAGGGCGCACCAAACAGGCACTCTGAATGCTTTTAGAATTTTCCCCCACGGACTGGACCATATTTTAGTAATGCATGTATGAGGTGCATGAGTTTGCATCCGTTTTTTAATCCAGTTTTTGCCAGCCTGCGCAAGTGCTGGCGCGGCTCAATGCTGCTGATGCACTTGCATCAAAAGCGCTCCTTTAAGCGGGCAGGCGTGGCGGGGAAAGCATTGCGCGCTGAGCAGGGTTATTTATTTATTTTTCTCGCGTCTCAGCGGCTCGCTATCGCGTTGTAATGGTGTCGGGTGAATCGTTGGGAGGCTGTCGATTGCGACGGCGTGTCGTCGCTCTGAGGGCGCGTGATGGTGGGTATTGAAAAGCCGCCTGTCAGGGCGGCTGATTACGGTTTATTCGTTGTCTTCGAGGGAGTATTTGTCGAAACGGATAATCTCCTGACCGGCCCACTCGTTCAACTCCATGAATCGCGCCTGTAGCGGGATTAGCTCATTGCGAACAAAGACCTTTGCCACCTTCTCAACATCCCCCACTGACCCGACGTTTTCAGGCTTGCCACCCATCAACTGGAACGGGAGGCGGTGGGCGTCAAGCAGGTCAGCGGCGCTGACTTTTTTAATGTTAAAAAAATCATCCTTCGTGGCGACCTCACTCAGCGGAACGATTTTAATGCCGTCTGCCTTTCCGTTTGGCGCGTAAAAAAACAGATTCTTAAAGTTGCCGAGCCCTTTCGAGTCACGCATCGCCTTGCGGAGCGCCTCGACGTCGGTGCTACTCTGCGCAGCGTCAGTCACATACATGATGTAACCGGCGTGCGCCCCGTTCTGGTAATACTTACGGCGAAACAGCGTGGCGGATTCATTCAGCCAGGCGGAATTGAGTGCGCTCAGGTATTCCGGCATCCCGTAGAGCTCCTGATTGATATCCGGCTCAAGCAGGTGGAAGACGGAGCCTGTCGCGTACTGGTGCGGCTGCGTGTAGCTCTGAATGTACCAGTAAGTATCACCATCCACCCCGCGTCGGGTGTACTTGGCCGGGGAGGTTTCGCACTTTAGCGGTTTGCCGGTGACGCTTCGACGCTCTTCTAAAAAGGCGTTACCAAATACCAGATAATCGAGCGCAAAGCGGCTGAAGTCCTGACGTGATAACAGCGGGTGCGGAATATAGGTCGACACCAGAATATTACGCTTAACGTAAATCGGCGAGCTGTGGTGAACGGCGGCGCGCATACTCTTCGCCAGCCCGGAGAAACTCACCGGCGGCTCGTACCACTGACCGTTGTCGATGCATTCCACA